CCACGCCACTAGCAAGAAGAGCCTGGCTGTTCATCTCTTGATACCCTTTATAACCTCTCTTCAGTCTTTGTATAGTAGAATTCTCTGGCCCAAGATTTTTCCCCACCTTGTCCATTTCTCTGGTTGCTCGTACTTGAAACTCTTCGAAAGTAGTAGGAGGCCTTTTACCAGAGCTAAGGCCGCCTCCTCGATTTGCTGACCAATTATGAACATCTAACATATAGAGCCAGCGTGTCGGAGAATAAGTATTCTCTTTAAGCAGATCATACAACCATGTAGGAATTGCATCGTTTTGGTACTTTATATCAAGAATATCTCTCCACGTGTCAAAGTAATCTCGGGCCGATTGTTCTACTTTACGCATGCTTTCATCGGATAACTTAAGTTGCTCTTTCGCCGTTTTAAACCAGAGTTGAAAATCATTCGCATTAGTACCTGTTGGATGATTATGCTTTGGGTGTCTCTTAGCTATATCTAGTTCCTTGGTAACAAAGACTAATTGATCCAAAGCAGTTCTTTCATGAGTATCAAGATGTTTATAAATTGTATCTCGTACAGTATTAAAATATCTTTTCGCTTTTGCATTTGATCCAGCAACCCCAAGGAATTCATTGTGCGTAAACTCAGCTTCCTTAGAAGAATCTTTCTGAAAAAACTCTGTGATGGACTCATTACGATCGATCAGTGTTTCTTTAATTTTCTTCAGTCTTTTCTTTCTATCGGCCTTTATCCTTTCCTCTTTAGCTTTCTCCGCCATCTCAAACATTCTGTTTACTCGTCTGGGATCTCCTGCACGACTAGCTTCTGCTGATACCTTAGCCTCTCCTGTTCGCTTAGGCTTTCCTACCTGTGGCGTTGTGCTATCCACACTAATCTTGTCCCGATGCAATGTATCATCAGCATATTTCTCCAGAGCCTGTGCTACTTCCGGCGTTGCCTCTTTCAAATCCACGAGGTATTGTTGTATTGTCTTCCCTGTTCTCTTGGCATTACGAGAAATTACACTTATATCTCTAACCAATCGTTCAGCTGCAAGTTTCTGTTCTCCAGTAAGCTCCTTAAAAGAGATACTACCACGCTCACTCCGCCAGGTTTCACCAAGCAATGTTCCGAAATCTTTTGTTATCTGGTCAATGGGCCGTGCTCGTTCTTGTCTCATCGTGTCGATAAAGAAACTGTCTTGTGGATTGAACTGATCCTCGCCTAACAAAAAATCTTCAACCTCTCTGGCTGCACTTACTCGTTTAGCCTCAGGAGATTTGCCTTTACCAGACGAGGTTTCTTGAAGAACCTGATCTACAAAATCAGGATCGCGATCTACAAGGTCTGTATAAAACTTCTGGTCTTCAGCTGGCAAATCACTTTCTTTAATACGCTCCCGTAGTTGATCCTTATATTTCTTTTCTTTAAGAATCTCATGCCGCTCTTTAATTAAATTGACTCTTGATTCGTTCTTTGTAATCTCGATTGCCAGATCACTTTTCTCTGTTGGAATACCTGTGGCCTTAGACTGGCTGCTGGTTGTAGTAATCTCAGAAGACAGATCAACCACGTCACGAATAGATCCTGCTCCGGTCTCCGCCTTAACCTCATTAACTGTCTTAGCCTTCTTAGGAGCCACGTCCTTTACAGTCTTCCCTTGTGCTTCGATAACTTCCAGACCCATCTCACCAAGAGTATCGAGCTGGCTTTTTTCTTTCCCCGTTGCTCCTTCTCCTACAGGCCTAACCTCNCCCTCTGCAAGAGGATCTTTTTTAGCACCCTTCCGTTGTCTATTAGCCTTACTTACTTCAAGAGCCATCTTCTTTTTCAGCGAAGGCTGTCCCTTATACCCACGAGATTCCTGAAGTGTTCTCGGTTGTTCTGTTGTAACAATTCCAGGTTCCCCAGTTTTTTCTTTAGGCCACGGTCTATCAACTCCGCTGCTAAAACGCTGACCAGTAGTATCCACTTTTTCAATTAAAGGATCCATTTCCATCTTTTCTTTCAACGATGGTTGTCCTTTATATCCACGAGATTCTTGTAATGTTCTTGGTTGTCTTTGGGAAGCAATACCGAATTTCAGCTCACTCACTGCACCAGAACCCTCTGCTCTAGCTACCATTCCTGCTTCTTCTATAAAAGGATACGGAGCTGCTTCAACCCCTTGGTCATCTAGTCGTTGTTTAGTCTCTCTCCATCGTTGATGGTCTTTCTCAAAGGTTAGAGATTCCGAAGCTCTGCGCTCCATAAACTGTTGGTATTGCCGATCAAGTTCTTGCTTGGATATCTTTTCTCCAAGTCCCTGTTCTCTCCTTAGTGCGAAATCTTCGACCTCCTTGAGAAAAGCCATAGTATCTTTTTCATTAAACAGAGACTCATACATCTGTTGTCGTGCTTCAAGCTCTTCTTGCTTTAACCGATCCGCAATTTCTTTCCTATTTCGTGCCTCAAGGCCTTCCTTTGTAGTTCTCGCTGCTTCTTCCCCAAAGATATCCTTAACACTTCCTTCTTCATAATACTGCTGGCGAGTTTTTCCTTCTTCCAATCTCGCTACTTTTTCTTGCCGAGCAAGATCTCTTTTAGCTGCCTTTTCCCAAGCACGATTCATTCTCCTTTGAGCTATTTTAGTTTTTCCAGTCTTCATAACCTTTGGTACTGCAGCAAAAAAGAACAAAGTCTCTAAGGCATCGGTAGCCATTTCACCGGATACTTTATCATTAACAAGCATTCCATACGCTTGACCTACGGGAGCAAATAAATATTCTCGTGGCGCACCAAAAGCTTTACCAGAAAGCTCAAGAGCTTCTCTTGCTGGCCCCTCAATTTCAGGAGCCATACCAAGGTAAGAAAATTCTCTGAGCCAATTATGAACATTATTTGCAATCTCTTGTGCTTTAATCGCGGTTTCTTCAGAGGTTTCTTCTGGCAGTTCAAAATTATATGCGCCCTGAGTTCTTACTATAGTCTCAATTCCTTTTTGAACAGGCTCAGGCATTCTGCCCATTGCTCCAATAGCTTGTCGAGACATTTTACTTGCAATCGAAGGAAGAAAAGTAAGCATCCCTACACCCATCTCAGCCATATATTGCGGAGTGGCTTTTACTCCCTCAGCAAAACTACTTAACCCATCCACTACAACATTTCTCTTCTTCTCTTCTTGCAGAGAAACCTCTTCAACACTAGACAAAGAAGGATCTGACTGAATGGGCTGAATAGCTGGCTCGAGTTCCTGAGGCGCATCAACAGGTTCCAGTGCATCAAAACCTCTGCTCTGCCTTCCTTTGTTCTGTCTATCAGGCGCTTCAACAGTTACACTATCGACAGGCTCAAGTTCTTCAAAACCCATTAGATATCCCCCCGTATATATTCCAACTCTCCATTTTCATTCTCTTTCCAGAAACCAATCCTCCCATTAAACTTCCCGAATCTTACTTCCGGCACATCATGAATAGTGGCAAGGGTTTCTGCAGCTCTTTCTCTTGCAACTCTCTTGCCTTCAAGAATAGTTTCTTTGTCTTTCCCTCTAGTCATCTTTCTATGTGCCTCGGGATTAATGGATCTGAAATTCTTTACAAAATCTTTTGCCCATTCATCAGTTTTAACCTTTGCTCTTTGCGTCCCAATTGTACGAGCTTCTGCTTTTTCTCCTGGCCCATACACTTCAGTCTCTTTACTTGGCATCCTCTCGAAACCACGTAAGTCTTCAAACTCTTCTGTAACCTCTAGCTTGCCTTTTCGCTGTACAAGGGCTTTAACATTACCTTCTTCATCTGCAAGCGTTTCAATCACTTTGTCTGGGCCAGCAAGATTTACTGGAATATCTTTACTCGCCATGGCTGCTGCTGTAAGGCCAGAAATCTCTTTACCATCTTCCAAAGTAAAGGTACTGTTTCTTAAAGAATCTAGTAACCTTTCTTTCATCTCTAGACTTCTAGCAGACTGGCGTGCATTTTCATAGCTAGTCTCAGCATTAAGTCTTTGTGCTGTAGCCATCTGATCATATGCGTCAGCCTTTTGTTTAGTAATAGCAAGCCTCTTCTTTTCTGCTCGTTGCTGCAAAGCCATCTCAACTTTCTTAAGCTTCATCTCTTGTGTGAACTGCTGGCTTTGTTGTTGCTGAGCTTGTCTGTTTTGTAAGGCTTGTACTGCTAACTGGGTTGCTTGTGCTGCTTGTTCTGGACTCATTCCTCTAAGCGATTCTGCTAGTGGCAACATATTATTTGGCATTGTTAAGCCCTCCTATCAGACCATCCATCATATCATCAAGAAAAGAATCAAGAGGATCAACATCAGCCACATTAGTGTCTTCTAAACTACCAAGCTCACTTTCTTGTTTTTGTGGTGTTGTCCCAGTCTCTTCTCCACCACGCTTCATGTCCATTCCGCCATCAGGCTTAATCTTCAATTGTCCACCAGGCCCAAGAGACTTTATAAGTTTATCCATAAAGGCTGGCTGCTGTTGTCTTTCGATCCAGTTGCTGGTAGGCTGTCCGAGTGCTCCGCCTAAACCCTGAGGATCAAGAGCAGTCCCAGTTTCAGCAAGAAACTTCAAAAAGTTCGGGTTCTCAAACATTTTATTCGCTGTGTCCACTGTGCTATTAAGGCCACCCTGAAGTGCATCGACAACACCACCTTGTCCTTGCGGACCGCTTCCATAGGATGCCGGCTGTGTTGCAGCTTCTCCTCCGCCACCAAGCATACTAGTTAACCAATTTCCAATAGCCATTTTATATCTCCTTTATCCAGCTAAGAGTCCACCAATTCCGCCAATAGCTCCGCCTATTAGAGCACCATGCGGTGTGCCAGTTTGAGCTCCCAGCATAGCTCCACTAGCTGCTCCACTAAGTGCTCCAGCAATACTAGAAGTACGATTACTAGGCTCTTCTGTCGAAGTAACAGTACCACCAGCAATAGAAGCCATTACGTTAGCCGCTCCTTGGAACATATCTACACTCCAAGAAGAATCTTTCACATCGATTCTCAGGTTCTCATCAGTTTCCTCCTTAAACGCAATTAAAGCCATGCGCTGAGCTTCTATCGAAAGCTTTGCCCTACTCTGTACCGCATCTGCTGTAGTACCAAAAACACGTTCATGCGCACTCGTAAGAATCTGATTAATATTTATCTTTTCTTGTCCGAGACCTAGAAGCATTTTCATTTTACTGACAAAACCTTCAAGGCTAGCTTGTAAAATTGTTCTGGCTTTAGCATCTCGAAGTTCTCCAACACGGAGTTGGATCTCAGCAGCCTTAGCATTAATATCTGCAACCCTCGATTTAATCTCCGCATCCTTCACTTCGATATCAGCCTGAAGCTGTACATAGCGCAACATCTTATCACTCTTTGCTTTTCCAAGATCGGCATGAAGCTGGGCCTTAGCTCCTAACAGCCCACTTGCCACAACACTTCGCCCGACAGTAAAAGCAGAGCTATGAAGCGAATTGATGTCTCTCATCTGAGCATCAAACTGAGACAACTCGTTCTCAACTCCCTCGGTCGTGTCCATTCTTCTAACATATGCTAGCGCCTCATCAAGCGAGCCATCAACATAATAAAGATCTGGATTAGCAGTACTCGATAAATCTGTTGTACCATCCAAGCTCACGCTGTCTTTAATATCATCGCCCAGGAAAGCCAACATCCCGAGTGACCCATCTTGTTCATAGGTAGAAACAAACGTATCTGGATCAGTCTCGCTTGCCAATGTCTCAGCATCTACAATAGCATCATCTGTTTTAAGCTGAGTAACATACTGATCTACATAGGTCAAATACGCATCAATCTCTTTATCCAGGCGAGCCAGGTAACTATTCACAGCATTCAGCATTGCAGTAGTATGTGTCGAGGGATCATATGCCGTGGCTTCTTCATATGGACTATTTGCCAAAGCAACATTCAAAAGGGCTGTTATACTTCGGCCATCCCCCAGGGTCGCCAAGGTACTAGGTTTATCATAATCCCCTCCTGCAAGCCAGTTTGCTTGGATTACCTTTTGATATTCTGGATAATCATTAGTAGAACCACCCCCACCACTTGCTCTACCAGCAGATCCCATTAGTCACCTCCTATATTTTAAAAACAATCATTCGTTGTTCGGTATCAGCTCCGAGCTTATCGGCCAAACGCAGTACTGCTTGATTATCTGACAAAGCCATAATAAAGCTACAATTCTTTGCTTCAGCAAATCTTCGTAAAGCTACAAAACAAGTAGCCCAGGTCTTGTTCTTTATCACTTTAAAACCAAAAAGAGCATAAATCTCAAGTCGCTTTACTCCAACACTTTGATCAGTATTAAATCGAGTTACTGCAACACCAGCAAACTCATCGTCCTGCACAATGGCCCAGACATGCATAACTCCAGCAATAACTTGTCGAAGATGATCCTTCACTCCTTCTTCAGTCGCAAACAGTTGCTCATGGTTCGCTTGAGATATAGCATACTTCACGACCTCCCATTCTTTTATTACCTGGTCTGGCAAAAGTCTAATTAACATTCCAGCTCCCATCACTCATAGCTTGCAACTGGTTCTGAATTCTATTGTCCGTAACCTTTAGACTGTAAGTAATATAATCCAGCTTAAACTCACTCGGATCACTAACACGAAGCTTAGGAGAAAGAAGATTAGCTGTCACTCCAGCATAAACGAAGCCAGAATTATTTACTGGTTTCCATGTACTTTCTCGTTCCTCTTGCCCAAGCTGATAACTGAAGTCTACTGCAGCCGTCACAGTACCATCAGTCTTAAGACCAAACTCAAGGAACTCAATAGACTTCATGCCAACCAGATTACTATCATGTTCCTGTAGTTGAATCTCAATCGTTCCGCTGTTATCCTCAAACGCTCCGACCAGTTCATCATCATAAACACAGAGCTGAGTAGCAAACCTAGTCGCCTCAGTCAACTGCTTATTAGCATAGATGTACCCCAAACTTCCGTCAGTTATATGATAATCTTCTCTAATAGGATCATAAAGAATTCTTCCTAAAGAAGAACTTAACTCACTAAGATAACTCTGATACCCAAGAATTTCTCGCCCTTCCGTGCTGATACGATAAAGCTTTCCTTCAGAACTAATATAAAGATGCTCAGCTTGTCCGCCCATCGCATTCTTCCCAAGCACAGGAATTTTGGAGAGCAATTGATAACTAAACGTAGCTCCAGCCGGGGTAAGCATAGCCACACCTTCACTACCATAAAATACCACGGCCTGATCTGCCAAACCAAGACAGCGATAAATTGTTCCAATGCCCATATGCCGATAACCAGCTTCATTCTTCCAGTCAGGCACAAAAGTCTCCGAGCCTATATTTCCCCACACAGCATATTCAGCATCACAGTCATACCAACTACTCTGAACCCCTGCTCCAACAAGTTGTCCTTTCTTAAATGCAACAAGGCTTGTGACTTGCGGAAATTCAGTTGAGTCTGTAGCAGAAATAGTTCCCGCTTCGATGTCTCGCTTATATACAACACTCCCATTCGTAGCGAACCAGATATCCCCGAAATCTGCAAATTGCCACATTGTCGAGTCATCGACAGAACTACTAACCAACGAAGTAAGGCTCCATGTCCCATCAACAGTATACAAACCATCAGACTGAATCACGATTACTTCGCTAGTAAGATTAACTATTTGAGGCCAAGGCCAACTTACACTAACACTAAGAGGGTAAGTAGGCACAGCTTCCATCTCCAACCCGCTTAGTCCTTTTCGTACTCCGCTGGCCTGTTTGAGCCATTTTCCACTTGTAGGAACATTCTTAACAGGCATCAGGCCTTGGTCAAGAGCATAAGTTTTTCTGATGGCTTTCATCATTACCTCACTTTATAACAACTCTTAGAAGAGATCTGATGCACAAGTGTAAAGTGTGTTAGAGTAGAAATCTGTTGTCTGCCTGACTTAACTGCGTCTCGGTATTCCGCATGCTCGAGCCTCACCGTGACTAAACATTTCTTTTCGACAACAAAGCCAATAGGGATAAGCGTGAGTTGCTCCGTGATACTGAAACCATATCCAAAAGACATGGTTGTCCCGGATACAGAGACACGAAAGAATAAACTNAGAAGATCTTCTGGCCATTCGCTGAAACCAATTCCAAGTTCATCAAGTTTCCCCTCAAAAGGCACCATGAAAGAAGCCNCGTCTTCTCCTACAACCAACACGGGGGCACTGTGACATAGAGAAACTGGAGTAATCAAACTTGTACTTTCCGCAGGTTTCTTCCTTTCCCTGCGTGCTGCAATTCTTTTATTTGCCTTAGAATCAACCATTGTTTATCCCTCCAACTGGTCATAGTGGCCAAAAGCCTTCTCGACATAATCTTTCTCAATATTAAACAGATCTGCCATTATAGAATTAGTCCAATCCTGAACACCAGCCGTGTTCCGGTAAAAAGCCTCAAGCTCTCGAAGAGCAGCTTTAACAAGAATGCTCGGTTCATTCACAGTCCAAAAGTTCTCATCAGAACCATCTGCAAGCGTGGCAAATCTAAACTTGCCTTCTATAATAAGCGTAACAGCCTCGTCCGGCGGAGGCATAATAAGAATGCCTTCTTCAGTGTGCCAAGCATCGTCTGTAAGACCTTCATCATCTGGCGGATCAGTCTCCTGCTCATCATATTGGCGTAGACTAAGCAGTGTATAATAACATGGCGTGCCTGAAGTAACCTCAGAAAAATCTTCTCCAAAGATCTCTCTAAGATCATCAAAACTATCATAGGTCAGCTTCGTAATATTCCCATCAGAATCTCTAATCCAAGCAGACCTAATTGACCTACAGCCAGAAACATTTACCATTTTATCTCCGGCAGCTACACTCCGAAAGAACTTTCCATACTGGTTTAAGATGGTCACTTGTCTGTCGAGCCACCGCATGCCAGCATTAATATACCGGTCCGCTCCATTATCAGAAAAGCTAACCATATCTGTGACCAGATCATACCTGCCGGAGTCTTGTACAAACCATTCTCTAATTTCTGATAAATCCATTAGCTGGTCTCCACACAGCAAAAGAAGGGGGCAAGTGTTCTGCCCCCTTCTAGTTAGAATTATCCGTCCTGGTTCCAACCAGTAAGAAAGCCCCAGCCGATAGGGTGATGAAATTCAAGCCCCGCTTCAGTAAGGTATTCTTCAGACTTTCCGTCAATCCTGCCTGCTCCAGTATTCTGCTTCTCTCCCTCAGCAAAGAAAGTCGTATCGTCAATATAACGATAGTTCAAGTTTCTCGGCTCAAAGATTACCGCAGAACTCCGAAGAGAACTTTCCAGGTTAAACAACGGATGAGTTACGAAGTTAACAGTACCGAACGGAGTGATCCATTCCATAACCCGCAAGCCATAGGCCGCAGTCTTAGGCGTGACCTGAAACTGTCCATAGGTCTGAACCAGCCGATTGATTCCCATCAGCACCTGGTTTCCACAAAAGGCCATCTTCTCTGTGTCGCCATATCGAAAGAGGATCTCAAGCTGCTCATTGATCCAGTCCACACCAGCTTCCAGCCAAGTATTTCCACTCTTAGCTGTAGGAAAGTCACTCACTGTACCATTGTAGTCAGAATACGTTGCCGGATACCCACCAAAAGAGGAATGAGCAATACCTCTAATGGAGTTCAACAGGCCCAGGGTAGTCCGTTCCGGCTTCCCATTTGTCCCAGTTCCCTCGCTTGGATAGCCAAAAAGAAACGCTTTTTCCATCTCAATAGAGTGGTATTCAAGCGCTTGCATCTTGGCCTTCTGGTATTGATCACCAGTACGAAGTTTGGTCTTCTGGGCCGTTCTGGTAATACTCAGCGGAGTACGGAAGATCTGAGTATAGTTATACCACTTCACCGGATCATAGGCAATCGCATCCGGCATGGCTGCGCCTTCCGAATTGATGTTACCAATAATCAGAATCCGATCAAAATCGGTATTAGGATTAACAGTCATAGCCTGCAAAGCCTTGACAGCCACATAACTACTGGCCCCATTCTCCACAACCTGAATAACCTTACAGTTTGTATCTTCGCTGTAATCATCCTCATTACGCAGCAACGCCTGATGCCCAATACGGAAGTGGCCCACGACCGAAGCCGCTACCTTAACATAGACAATACTACCAGCACTGAGGCTGGAAGTAGTAGCAGAACTCAGAGACGCAGAATCATAAATTCCCGAAATGTCTCCGCCCTGGTTCTGGAAACTCTCAGTCCACCAATGAAACTGAGGGTCATCTACAGATTCACTTGAAAGCTTACTGAGCATAGCCGTAAGCGGAGCCTTGCCATTCGGATAGAGATACAGAATAGTTTCTCTCCAGCTTTTCGGCCTCGCATCAGTAACCCAATCACCATTTCCTCTCATTCCCATAAAAGTCGGCATTTCTTAAACCTCCATTTGTTGTTTGTTATTCAGATGTAATTTCAACTTTGCCGGAAGCAGTTACCTTCCCCTGAAAAGCAGCCCACACATAGATAGAGCCAGCTCCACCATTATTCATTGCCAATACAGCCGTTCCATTTACATCAGTCACAACATCAACATCTCCATTAGCTGTATGGGAGTTGACAACTGTTCCTGTTGTAGCAGATATTCCAGTTAAACCATCCACACCATAATCATCCGCACCCCCTGTCCATACTCTTATAAAGAACGAGGAAGCAAGGCTATTACCAGCGGGATCCTGTACCTGAATTGTAATATCTGCTGTCCCATCTGTCTGGTCTGCAGCAGATACGCTGAGCTTAGCTTGTGGATAAGCCACGCTGCTGCCAAACTTAAACGGTTTAGTGAACTCAATCGAGTCACTCTTTGCTTTAATCCCTGCTCTAAGCAGATCTCCAACCCAACTCATAGATCACCTCCTATTAGGTAGCTACCACATGAAGTGGAATCCACGCCAGCCCATCACTATAGAGCAGGGCCACATCGTTGGCCGCAGTAAGATCCACGCCAGAGCCAAAATCATTCGTCCCATCGGTCGCAGCTACCTCATCACCATTTGCCGTGACTGTAGTATTGTTACTTCCATCAGTCACCCGGATCGAGAAGATTCGCCCCTGAGCTTCAGCTACAGGCGGAAGAGTCAGCGCAATAGCACTANTGCCTCCGTCACACATGACCATCGTATCGTCGATGCCCATAGAGTAATCATCGTCAATGTAAGTCACTAAAGAAAGCTGCTGTTCTCCGTGAATTCTAGTCTGAATTCTTTGCATTTTTCAGTACCTCCCTATTCATCAAGATTCTTTAGCATATCAGAAATTTCTTTCTCCATGCCCTGTAATTCAGGTTGTCGGTTTGTTGCTCTGGAATCAGCTTTTGCACTCCGTTGATTCAGAGCAGGTTTACGTTTCCTTTCTTTACCATGCTCCTCCTTCTCTTTAGTTTTATCAGAATCAATTCCAATCATGTATCGAGCATGAGACGCAACCTTCTTAAAAAATTCATCATACTCAAGTCCCGGTTCAGCTTGCGCAATCAGATTAGCAGACTTAGCTACTTCTCGCTTGTGTTCAGAAAGATCAGGAAAGTCTTTATAGAATTGTTGCGCCTTGGTCTTAACCTCAAGCTGTTGGTCAGTATAAGCTTGGATTACCTCAGGAAGTCTTTTGTAAATACTCTCCTGGGTAGCTTCCTGAACCTTGGTAACCAGGTTCTTTGCCCAAGAACTAAAACTTTCTTCGTCATCAACAATATCGTTGAAGGACTGTCCGCCGAAGATATCAATTTCTTGTGCTTCAGGCTTAAGCTCAGGAAGAGTAGCCTTAGGCTCCTCTGGCGTTTCTGGCTCCTCACTTGGCTTGTTTAGTTTACCTTCTAACTCTGCGATCTTGTTCTTCAAGGCTGTTAGCTCATCATCCTCCGGCTCATCTTCCGGCTCCTCTTCCTCACCTTCTTTCCCGCTCTCTTGATCTCCTGTCGCAGTCTCTTCTGTTTCTTGTGCGCTTTCCTCTCCGACTGTCTCCGCAGTTTCTTCAGCAGGCGCATTGGCACTTTTCTCCGCATCTTCATCAGGCACCTCCGCGCCCTCATCAAATGCTTTCAGGAGAGTGTTAATTTCTTGTTCCATTTCCTTCTTGTCTGCCATAATTAATCCTCCTCTGTTTGTTCAATCATGTGAATCACGCCATCAGGAAGCTGAAGCACATCCCGAATACATCTAGCACGTCCTTGTAGTTGCGATATCATCGTTGGTTCTTCTTCAACTTCAAGCGATGCCCAAGTATCTGCAAGCCAACAATGAAGCTCCTTTTTAAAATCTGCCCATAAATTTCCTTCGGCAAATTCTGTCCACATACCTGAAGAACAGTTGAAGTTAGCTTTCTTCAGATCATCTACCGTTTTAAAAATATCCATAAAAACTCCTTCCCCCTGGGTGTTCATCTTCTGAACACCAAGATTAAGCTTCGCCTACTGGCTTAAGATTTCCCTTCTGTACTTCACTTTGTACCTGTTCATCAGGCATAACCTGAGATTGCACATCCTGTTTCTTAACAAAATCATTTACATTCTTAGCACCGAGCTCTCTAGCAATATGTTTGAATACTCGAACTGTATCAAACTGCTGTGCTGTAGCAGGATTCTCAAGCATCATCTGGTAGAGCTGAATCCATGCCTGAACATTCTGAGTACCTGCCACACTACCATCCCTGGTGATGATGTCAAAATCAATATCAAGATCATGCGGACTAACCTTAACCCGATCATTCAACCCATATTCCGCTTTAAGCTCATCTTCCCACCGACCAGTTGCCTTAACATAAGTCTCTTGTGTCATGAGCTGCTGTGTATGTGCTGCAAAAAAGTACGCAACATCTTGCATTGCTTGAATAGAGATGACCCTTGCCATTCGGCTCAGCCTACTCAGTGCACTCTGCCTAGTGCCAGAAAACTCTTGCCCAGTTAATCTCTCTGGCCCACCCTGACGCAGACTCCCCATCATACTCTCGTCCACACCACTGACATGGTTCATCCAATTCACAATCCAACTAGTGTCACCAATATTCTGCTGCGTGATATCGGTAATCGCAAGCTGATGTACACCGTCTTTGACTCCCTTGCCCCAAGCGGGTCGTCGAGTCCTAACAAGCTTACCTGGCTCAGGAGACTTGAGATCATTCATATTAATCAAGTACGGATCAACAATCAGCATATCATTAATAGCTTTCCTAACATTCGCAATATGGCTATTAAAGAGCCAGTCAATCGTAGTTTGCAGACCATGTAAATTTTCAAGCCGGCTCATCGGTGCCACAGAATACCCGTCGAAATCTGGAGCAGCTGCAACCACAGGATACATTCCATGAGTAAGTCCCAGTGGTTTGGCTTGTATCACAATCTGGTCTGCGGCAACAGCAAAGAGCCATTTCTCCGGGTATTCGCTGTCACCAAGATCCCACTCAGAGGGAATCAGATTAATATACATATAAATAACATCAACTCGATCTTTGACCGTAGAATCCAATTCCCGTTTATTTGTTGTGCTAAAGTCTCGATTATCTCCCGCTATTACGGACGTACAATGACCATCAAATTTCCGAAGAAACTGACAATTAAAATAATCCTCATCCTGTGCTTCGACATCTAGTAACCGAATTAAGGTAGTCTGATCAATCCATCCAAAGAAATCCCCGTCCTGAATCCTATGAATGCTGACTCCAGGATCAGGAAGCATCAAGTATGGATCAATATTCTCCAGTTTATTCCCCTCATAAAGCAGCGCATTTTCTTCCTCGATCCTCATGTCTGATCTACCAACAAACCGGCCCAGACTACTAAGCATTCCCCTAGACCGCTTGCTGTACCTAGTACCATACCGCTCAGCCCAGCTCGGAGTAGCCACTCCAACTCCATACCGGAGCGAGTCACTGAAGAAAGTATGCAACGCAAGCTCGACTTTACTCTTTAAACAATCAAGCTGAATCTTCTTCTCCAACAGAATAGCGCCAACAGTGTCTTCCGGGCCCACTCCACTATACTGGAATACAGGATCTTGAACAAGTGAAGACAGACAATAAGTAAGCAGTGTCTCGTGGATTGCATAGGTATAAGGAAAGACAATAGATATCGGTTTCCTACTATCTTGAGACTTGACAAGCTCTTCTTCCATATCAGTTGGCATATAAGCATTAAGAGTCTGGTCAATAGAGTTCCAGGAATCAAAGCGACGACTAATCACATCATGGGATTCATTTGCTCGTTCAATCACCTCATCAATAATTCGCTGATGCAATTCACTGCCAGGCTTAAGATCCAATCCCTCTGGATATTCATAATCAAAAGCACCAGCACTTACTTCTACACGCTGTTGTTGTTTCGAGTTTCCATGGATAATTCTAGGCATAAGTTTTCTCCTTAAGCAACTCTCCAACCCTCTACAGGGTCATCATATTCAATATCATCGTACATCGATTCGTCGTTGTCGGGATAAAGATCATCTGGCGGATCAAAAAACCGGTTTCCTATATCAAGCAATTCCACCATATATGCCGTAGCATCCGCCACATCTTTACGTTTTGATCTAGGATGAGATAGTAACTGTGTCTCAAGAATTCCACAGACCGCCGGATTGTGATAAATATACCCGCCGCGATAATATGGAGAAAGTGAGGAAATCCTTTTATCCTTTCCCTTAACATCTTTCTCACCACCACGAGCCTTAAGCCAAACCAACTCTACCCTAGCATTTCTTTTTACAATTTCATTCTTAACAGGCTGCTTGATAAACTCATTAAGACTCGTTTCTTCTATGGCCAGCACACTAGCGTTCAACCTTTCCACCATACTGAACATAGTGTCATAAAGCTGATCTGGATAAAATTTCCCCGCCTCAATATCATGGATGTATATCTTATTATCTCGTGTATCAATCCCGATTCCTACTACAGCACTATCTGCCGAGTGAAGCTTAACAGTCTTAGCTGGATCACAGATTACCATAAACTCTATTCCACGATCACCAAGAAGATTTGCTTCCGCCGGATCGTAGTAGCGAAAGTAATTTTTCTGAAAAATAGCATCTGCTGTAGCGATAGGAAGATTACGATATTCCCGGTAGAAGACATCTAAAATACCATTATCTTCATGATAATCGTATTCCTCTTTAATCTCTTCATTAGTAAAAATCTCTGGCACTCTGGACTGAAGATTATCATCACAAAGCTCAAGCCTCGCTGAAGCCCACCGAGAAGAAGCAAGTAATTCTTCTAGTAAACTATCTTCATGCTTAACTGTGTCGATGTAGATGATTCTCCAGTTATGGTGATACCGAGAGATAGCTTTCATAAGAACAGAGTGGAACCAGTATTTAATCCTTGCCCGATACTCGTCGTTTTCAATCTGCTCATCGTCTTCCAGGTCATCAATAATAAACAGGTCAGGCCGGTAGTTATTATAAACCAAACCACGAATCTGCTGTCCCGCACCACGAGGAATAACAAGAGTCTTATATCCTACCCAGCTTTTCTTAGAAAACGATTCTTGAAAATCATCTCCCATGGCAGCTTTAGTCTTAATCGGGCCAAACAGCTTTTTAATCTCCGTATTACTCGTAAGGTCTCTCTTAAGGTTCTCAGTCTGAAGCAACGCCGCGTCATGACTCTTACTAACATATGGAATAAAGAAACTGTCCTGGTAAAGAATATTCTTAGACGCCTTAGTACGACATATCGTGGTTTTTCCAATTCCACGTGGAGCAGCTATAGCAACATAAGGCTCATCACTTTCAATCAGCTCGAAAATCTGATCGTGTAATAGAGTCATCGGGCCAAAGAAACTCTCCGGAAAGAGTGTCTTAGCAAATATTTTGTCAGACTTATAACACTCAGCCAACAGGTCTTTTATTTCATCAGATTGGAACATTAGGCAAGCTCCACCGCGATAAGAATTCCGTCTCCACCAGCATAACCGTCTACTCCATCATCTTCTGCTCCAGCACCACCATGACCATAACGAGCAGTTAGTCCTTGCATAGCTCCACGCCAAATACTGTATTGGTAAGAATAATGAGGCATTTCTTCTTTATCAGAAACCGGAGTACCGCCCCAGGGACTTCCTCCTGTCCCTCCTTGTTGCAGTTCTCCATCTCCCGCCGCAGTCACATATGATCCATATCCACCCTGTTTTGCCCAGAGAATATCTTCATCATCTGATCCAGTCCCAATTCCACCTATCTCAGGATGATTAATATTCTCTTCAACCGTTTCGTTATATAACTCTTGCCCTCCTCCAGCAGAAGTATAACCTAAAAAGATAGAATTTCCGCCGAATGAACCATACCGCGGTGAGTTCCAAGAATAATCACTGCTTCCCGCATCACCTCCATCACCACCGCTTCCTATTGTAACAGCAAGAGACACTCCACTACTAACAGAAGCTAGCCCAACAGTAACCCCCCCAGCACCTCCGCCGTAAGAACCTTCAAAACCTTCGCCATAGATTCCTAGAGCTGAAACCTTCGCACTTCCACCAGCGCCAGCACCAATAAGAATAAACAAAATTTGTGTGGTGGCATCCAACGTGGTAAAGCTCCCGGTTGAAGTGATAACACGAAACGCATTAATAACTCCACCACCACCTCCAAGACCAGCTAGTCTAGCATCCAAAATATCATTATCCGGAACCTCATCCCCTTCAGTCCCAACATCCCGATATGCTGCTGTACCAAAATCACCAGACTCGCCTTCAGGCAAATCATCAAGGTAAGTATACTCTCCCATTAGTCACCTCAACCGATGCTAAGATTAGTTTCACAAAACAGAATGTGGCCTATGAACAACGTGAAGCGATAATCACTAATATGGGCATTACATTCCACATAATAGTAGCCACTAAATTCTGATATGTCACTGTCATACAGGCGCACAGAAATCACATTATCATTCACTGTCACATCATCATGAGACAGTGTTCTACTGAAAACTCCACTGCCAGCCAACGTATAAATGGTAAACGAAAAATCGTTAATTGTTGGCATGTCTGTGACATCTGTCATGTCGTAGTTCATCAGATGCACATCCACCTGAGCGTCATTCTCCTGATACAAACTAATCGCTACATTATTACACAAATTCTTATCAGGACAATCGCCAAAGAACCCATAAAGTTTTACTGTCCTAAGAGACATGCCACATACTCCTTATTTCAGCATCACCATGGAAGAGAGTGTAAAGGTAACTTTCATAAACCATCTGTGCCTCATGCTGGAAAATCCCACTCACACTATCTATCTCATCTGGCTCAACAAGCACATATACCTTGTTATCACTGATTGACACATTCTCGTCATCTAACGTCTTGGTTACTAGTGCCCCATCCGAGTCTCGCATCTGCCAAGAGAAACTCTCCACGCTTCCGAGCGATAGCTCGTTTGCGTTGTCATCATAAACATGGATTACCAGTTCAAACGCCTCACCCTGTGGCGTGACAAAACGCTCAAAATTACACCGAGCAGCCGAAGCTTTGGTTCGGATAAAACTAAAAAGGTGAATCCTCCGGTAGAAGTATGAGTCATCAAATGACAGGTTATAAACAAAACCAAAGTCGTAAATTAGAGTCTGGGTAAGCTGTACACTGTATGACGCTACAGCCCCGTCTGTCCCACGAGCTTTAACCTCCTCTTCAACAGAATCAGCCGTGATAAAGTCATATGTAACAGGGATAGCCCATCCGGTCAACGGAGGATTCCATTTTCCCAAGCCGACATAGGTTATCGGTTGGAGAAAATCAGGCGGACTGCTCTCTACTGTCCCTGATTTAAAATCGTCATTAGGCAACATAACGTCCCCAACCCCGTCTAAGAGTTAATCTAAACTCTTCTGTGTCAGTTAAAGTAATAACAGGAGACAAACGAAAAGCTGAAAATGGGTCTGCATATTGACGATAAAGATGTAAGAAAGGAAAATGAATAGATGCAATATCACCAACAAATGAAGCTGCATTCCATACATAATCATAATCCAGATAATAATCACCAGAAGAATAAGTTTTAGCTGTAACTGAATCAGCGGTTGTTCCTCCAATAAAAAGATCTGTTTCTCCTGATAGCTCAGCTATTTGCATTTGTCCTGCTCGAAAATTAACCAAAGCATCCACATCGGCTGTTAACCAGTCCGTATCAGTAGACTTTTCCCGCGTAAAATTAATAGTATCAGTACCATTGAACAGAAAAGAACCTGTTTCAGTATCTCCAGGAGCAAGATCTTCATATAAATAAAGAGTAGCTGTGACACGAAGCCCTTCATCTGCTAAAACAGTAATAGTCGTTGGGCTACCCTCTGCGTCTTTGAACAACTGACGATTAAAATAATTACTATTCTCTGCTGAAGATAGGCCAACTTCAGTAAGATTGCCTGTACAAGAGCCAATAGCAAACTCAAAAACAGCCGTCTGCCAAACATGGCGAGGAATTGATGTGTCACTGTTTTTACTTAAACTTCCATAAATATTACCAGTACTGGCAAGAAAAGAGTCTAGCCCAGTCTGACTAGTAGCAGGAGTAGATGAGCCAGTACCTACATTAATATAATCTCCAGCTCCACCCCATGGACCAAGACGATCGCCTACACGCAAAACACCCTCATGCAACAAATCAAGACCAGAATCAAAAATAGTATTATGGAATTTTGGCCCTTGATAAGTAATAATACCTTCCTTATTAAACTTTTGTGCCTGAAAGACACAGTTTATTTTAACTTCCTCTCTTAGAATAAGCCTTTTACTTTTTCTTTTTTTAATAAAATACACATTAACCTCCTATGCTGTAGACGCTGAACGGATACTGTCATTAGCGACAGTCATTTCTTCATCATCTATCTCAACTTCAATTATTACTTGTTCTTTCGAGCCAGTTATCACACTATCACCAGTAACAAAAACTTCTTCACTTTCTGTCTCCTCTACAATAAAAGTGTCTTCAGGAAATTCCTCGGTTGCTGCAAAAAGGATAGTGTCTCCTTCAATAACAGCACTTTCTTCTGTGATCTCAGTTTCCTTAAACACTACATTGCGTTGGCCTTCAATAATTGTGTCGTTAGTAACAAAGGCATATTCTATAATTGGATGCCTATAGCGTTTCTCAGCCGTGATTGGCATGTCTCCCTCAATATACATAAAGCTATCTATTACATAAGGATAAGGAGCACTATGCCAATAACCCATCGAGTAAGTATCACTACCAGAATCATATTCTACAAAATATAAATATAAGCGATAATTATTTGCCATGAAAAGCAACTCAAGATATGTGTCACTAACGCCTGTAATATTTGTAGCATAAGCTGTATTATAACGATCTCGCTGCAACCGGTACTCAACCTGATCCTCTGTGTCATTAATATAAAAAAGGATTATATCAGACTGGTCAATCAGTCTTCGTCTCCTTACATCAAGCTTTGCCCGTGGAGTCCTGCCAGAGCAAAGCTCCCTCGTAGTCATTTCCTCTTCCACCGGATCGTAGTAATAAAGCCAAATCGTGTCCTGGTACTCCCAACAAACAAAGGGACGGCCATTCTGATCAAAGGTCAGATCAAACCACCATGTTTCATTACCCGGATAAACGAACTCCCTAAACTCATCCGTCCAAGCCAAGTTATCGTCGCTGGCCCTAGCCAGTAAACAATCCCCGCCACTAATCCTAAGCCGCCATCCCCTGGCATATATACCTT